CGTGGTGATTTGCCATTGAAAGATGCTCCTAGGTTGATGGGGTCAGTCGATGATCGAGCCGGCGTCGAGCTCGCTCGTGCGGTACATGATGCGGAACTGCATCCGGGCCGAGCCGATGGGGGCGTCTCCGTCGAAGGAGTGCGTCACCACCGTATCGGTCAGGGCGCAGTCTTTGACCATGCCCGCAAGAGTTGGGTCAGCGCCGATCGCGTTTTCCACGTTGGCGCACAGCACATCGAGGCGGTCGTCGAGGCGCGCAGAGTCGCGCGAGACCACCTCGATGGCGAGGGTCAGGTCCGGCCAGTAGTAGACCGAGATGCCCCACTCCGGCACCGGGACCTCGAGCAGCGCGTCAGGCGAGCGGCGCTCCTTGAACTGCGCCTGAGCCTTGGCCTTCCAGTCCATCAGCTCGTCGCCACCGTCAGCGCGCCGTTGCCGACGAAGTTGAAGGTGATTTCGGTGATGGCGCCGCGCTGCACGTTGCGGGTGATTTCGGTGATGAGCGCGTTGCCGCTGTAACGGGTCGCGCCGGCACCGACGCCCTCCGGGGCAAGCACGAGCGACACGTTCGCGCCGGGGGCGAGGGCCACCTGGCCGCTCGTGTCCGTCTCGTCCCAGAACGCGGTCACGTTGCCGGACCAGCTCTTGACGGCCGTCACGTTGTAGGTCTTGTCGAGGTCGGCGAGGTTCGTGTCCTCGGCGTACTCGGCGGAGGCGGTGAACGAGAAGCCCGTCACCTCCGCAACGGTGGCGGAGGCCACGCGCACGAGGCCCTCCGAGCCATGATGGTTAGCCATTGTCGTCTCCTAGGGTCAAGAAATGACCGAACCTGCGTCGGTCTCGCTGGTGCGGTACTGCACCCGGAACTGCATCCGCGCCGAGCCGATGGGGGCGTCGCCGTCGAATGAATGCGTGATGACGGTATCGGTGAGGACGCAGTCCTTCACCATGCCGCCGAGCGTGTTGTCCGCGCCGATGGCGTTCTCGACGCCGGCGCAGAGGACATCGAGGCGGTCGTCCAGCCGCGACGAATCGCGCGCGACGACCTCGATGACGAGAAGCAGATCCCGGCCAAGCCGCCGGGGGTAGTTGAGCGTCGTCTGGTCCTGGTTGATGACCTCGGCGTTGGTGTAGACCAGCGCCGCCGAGACCGTGTCGGCCGGCAGCGGGTACACCCGCGACTTGGTCACGGTGTCGGCGACCTGAGCAGCCTCGAGGATGCTCACCACGCGGTCGCGGATCTTGAGACGCGCGTGCGACATCAGGCCTCCTGCAGGATGAAGAAGCCGGCCTCGGTGACGAGGTTCTCAGCCGCTTCGGTTTCGAGGTTGCCCGCGAGGTCAAGGTCGTAGTCGAGGCTCACCTCGAGGCGCAGGACCGTGATGCCCGTGCCGTCGTGCTGGAAGTCGCGCACGACATACTGGGCGTCGTTCACGTAGAGCGTGTCGCCGTTCTCCACCCGGCACGGCAGCGAGGCCGTGGCGATGTGGAACATCGGCTGGCTGGACGAGAAGGGCGCCTCGGCGACATCGACCGCCACGAAGGCGTTATCGAAGATGCCGACGATGGGGAACACGCGCCCGCGGTTGCGGTAGCGGCCCTTCACCGCCCAGTCGTTGAGGTTGAAGAAGGCAGCGCGGTCGGCGGCGGACTCAACGGCCATACGTCACCCTCCATACCTCGCTGGTCGAGGTCTGCCCCGCCCATACGACCGTGCCGCTCAACACCCGCTTGAAGAGCCGCTCCCATTCCGGGTACGGCCGCGCCGAGGGGTGCAGGTTGATGCCGTCCCAGACATCGGGGTAATCGGCCGCGGCGATGATGAGCGTGCCCTTGGTGACACGCTCCAGCTCGCGCAGGCCCGCCTCGATGTCGGGCTCCAAGATGTGCTCGATGACGTCGACGCAGGTGACGACATCGAAGCTCGCCGTGGCGAAGGGCAGCGCATGGATCTGCGCCTCGATCACCCGCTCGCCGTCGCAGAGCGCCGGCACCGCCTCGGTGCCGCGCACCGGGCCGAAGCCGAGCTGCTCCGCAGCGGTCAGAAGCTCACCGCGCCCGCAGCTCACGTCGAGCAGCGAGCCGGAGAGGCCGACGAGCAGCTTGCTCATGGCCTGCAGGCGGCCGTCGCTCATGCGATAGCCGCTGTGCCGGGCGTAGACGTCCCGGTACTTCTGGACCTCAGCCTGCCTTGCGTCCACGCTTCACCGCCGGCACGGGAGCCGGGGCCGGGGCGGCCTCCACGACCGCCGCAGAGGGCGCAGGGGCGATGTAGGCGCGAGCCCAGCCCTTGCGGATGGCCTCGGCGGCGAAGGCCGCATCGACCTCCACAACTCGTCCGGGCTCAAGGGAGACGCCGCGGTAGCCGCGGCCTCGGATCATCTCAATGTGCATACGGTTTGAACCATTGCTGTGCAGGACCAGACACCACCGAGACGATCTCGGGGCGCGCCATATAGTCGCGGACGGTGCGCCAGGCGAAGGTCGCCGTGACACCCATCTCGAGGCCGCGGAAGCCCGGCGGGCTGTGCCAGTACCGCCGCGACGTTGTGTAGTCGTCGACGCCGCAGACGATGATCTCGTCGCAGCCGATGAAGTCGGCGAACCAGACGGCCGTGCCGCCCGAGAAGCCGAAGTCCGGGACGATGCCCGACCAGATGTCGGCCAGGTCCTTGTGGTGCGTGACGAGCGGGACGCCGTGGCCCTGCAGGATTGGAGCGAGCTCCTTGTCCTGGAAGACGATGTAGTCGAGGTCGAGCAGCATCGCGTGCTGGTTGACGCCGATGTAGAGGCCAAGCGCCTGCACCCGCGGGCGCACCACCCGAAGGTCGCTCAAAAGGGTGGGGCCGCCACCCAGGACGACTGCTCGTCGTCCCGAATGACGGCCCCGGATCGCCGCGAGGTCGATCACGATCAGGTCGTGACGATCTCGTTGCACTCCGCGAAGGACTCGGGGTAACGCACCGCGAAGTCGCAGTCGTGGAACGCGGTGACGCGCACCGTGGCCGCGCTCGAACCCGTGTACGGGTCGACCATCAGGTCGATGCCCGACCACTGGCCGATCACGAGGTCGCTCCACACGCCGAAGATCAGCGCGGAGAGGTTCGTGCCCGAGCCCTTCGTCAGGTTCGACGGCACCTGCTGGCTGACCGACAGCGGGTACCCGTAGAGGTCGCTGAACGGCGGCTGCAGGATGAAGTTGCCCTCGATGCCCGAGGTCTGGCGCGGGGTGCGGGCCAGACGGCTCTTGACCTGCGCGTTGGTGAGGAACGCGGCTGACGAGGCGTCGACGTTGTCGATCTCGACCTCACGCACGAGGTCCACGACCATCTGCCAGGTGGGGGCCGCGCCGTTGGTGGCGAGGGTCACCGAGCCGATGCCCGAGGTGTTGAGGATGCCGGTCGGACGGTTCGTGCCCGAGCCCGAGATCGCGGCGTTGTCCATGGCGACGGCGATGGAGGTCGCCAGGTCGTTGCGGATCAGCGACTCGATGTCGAGCGAGGACTGCAGCATCAGGCGGCGGCTGAAGTCCACGAAGCCCGCGAGGGTCTTCGGCGACAGCGTGACCTGGCTGAAGGCCGGGTTGTTGGTCGACTCGGACGGAGCCGCGTTCTCCGCCACCCACGCGACCGTCGAGGCGGCCGTCTTCTTCGGGATGGCGACGTTGCCCTGGAGGCCCGTCAGGTAGGTCGCGCCGAGCTGGGCGGTGACCATCTTCGCGCGGAGCACGTCGATGAACGAGCCGGCCAGAAGGTCGGTCGCCACGAGGTTGCCGCCCTTCGCGGTGCCCGTGGTGGTGCCCGTCAGGATGTCGCGCTTGGCGAAGAGCACATCCGTCGGAACGGTGAGCCCGCGGCTGTTGCGGCCTTCCTTCGCGGCGGCGGCCTGGCTGGCCTCGAACTCGAAGGCCGCGGCGCGCTGGGCGCGGGCGTCCGTCGGGTTGCTGAGGGCGTGGATCGCGCGGGCGAAGGAGAACTCCTTGGCCTCCTGCGCGGTCAGGCCGATGTCCGCGGTCGCCAGCGGCTTGCTCGACACCTTGTCGAGGAGGGCGCCGCGGAACTGCTCGACGCTGGCGCCGTCGCGGATCGCCTGCTCGGCGAACTCACGCTGGCTGTGCCGCGAGCCGAGCTCGAGGATGGCAGCAGCGCGCTCGCGCTCCGCCTTCATGCCGGCATCGCCGGCGGACACCGACAGAGGCGTCGGCGGGGATGCTCACGATGCTGATCTCGAGCGGCGTCCAACGTGTCGCGCGGTAGACCTCCCGGCCGTCCCGCTCGCCGTCGAGCACCATCTCGTCAATGACGTATCCGACCGACACATTCGCGCGAATGCCGTCCTGCACGTCCTGGTAGATCTCCTCGGCTCGCGCGCTTCTCCCGAAGCGCACGCGGGCGCGGGCTACGCGATCCGCGCCGAGTTCGATCTGCTCCACGACTCCGATCTGGTCGGTCATCTCGTGGTCCACGAGCAGCGGCGCACGGCCGCTGCCGATGAAGCTGTCGTTGATGGCGCCGGCGCTGTGGTCGAGCACCTCGACGCCAAAGGCCCGCACGACGGGCATCTCGCTCGAGAAGGCGAGCGTCACGCGGCGGTCGCCGGCCACCATCGAGGCGCGCTCAAAGGTCGCCGTGCGGAAGACGCGCTCGGTCGGCCCCTTGCGGGCGCCCTCGGTCACCGGGGCCAGCGCCTCGTCGGCGACCTCGGCCTCGGACTCGTCGGCCGCCTCGCTCTCAGGCGCTTCGGTCTCCGTCTCCGTCTCCGTCTCCGTCTCGGACTCGACCGAGTTGTCGGTCTCCGTGATGGTCACGGACACGGTCGCGCCGTCGCCCGTCATCACGCTGACGACGTGCCGCACCTCGGTCTCGATGGGGTCGAGCTTGTCCATGTGCGCGGTTGTATCGGGGCAGTTTTCGGATTGCAAAACATTCACGGATAGGCCTCCATCAAGACCAGGTACCGCTCACGCGGATAAAGGGCGTGGCGACCTTCCAGACGCCGGCGATGCGGATGTGCACCGTGGCCTCCTTCCAGACGCCGGCGACCTTGATCCAGAACTTCTTGGCCGCCGGCGGAGCAGCGCCACCGCGGAGAAGTGTCGTAAGCATGGATCAGCCCGCCGGGATTGCCCGCAGCTTCGCCAGCGTGGCCTGCACCTCGGCGAGCTCGGTGTCCGCACGGATCACCGCATCGATGTCGCCGATGTTCTCGGCGGTCGCTTTCTGCGCCTCGAGGTAGGCCTGCCGTCGTTCTGCGAGCTGGATCAATCGACTTTCATCTTGTTTCCTCTTAGGCGTGGAGTGTGATGCCCGTGACTTCGTTGCCGGTGATGGCCGTGTTGTCGGCCGCGCCTCTGGCGCCCGTCACCGCGCAGGTGATCGCCGTACCGAAAGCGACACCGCCCTCGATGTGCAGCTCGACCGCCTGGTTGGTCGGCAAGCAGATGTCGATGAGGGCGGCGGTCGTTCCGAGCGTCGGGGCCGTGGCGTTGAAGACCTTGAAGAATCGCGCCGAGGCATTGGTGTTCGTCAGGACGAAGCCCAGCAGACGGCCGGCGGTGCCTTTGATGGTCTGCACTGCAGGCGTCGCGGGTGAGTTGACGATGGTCGGCGTCGCAGCGCCCGTGGCGTTGGCTCGGTACTGGATGCCGACATCACCAATGGCGTTAGTGCCTGCTGCTAACGAACCCGTGCCGATGTTTGCCGTGACCGTGCCGCTGACCGTGACCGTGCCTTGCTGCGCTACCGGCAGCGCAGCGTTGGCGCCTTGCGGGCGGACGCCACCGATATAGATCGGCACGTTGACGATGTCCTCGACCGCGACGAAGCCGACGGTCCACGTCGTCGTCGAGGCGGGCGCCGTGGTGCCGTTCCAGCTCCACAGGTACAGGTAGAGCTCGACATCATCGTCCGGGATGTTCTCGATGCGCGACGCGCGCGTTGTCACCGTCGGCGTCGTGCCGCTGGCGACCAGAGCGTCGGCCCAGTTGGCGTTGCGCCCGTCCGTATACGTCTGGATGACGTGGCCCGG